AGCAAAAGATGGTGGAACAGGAGAGTGAAATTCTCTCTAATGCTACAATAAACGGTCAACCTGCCACACGATCTCCAATTGATGCGGCTATGGAAAAGGCGAGACAAGGCCTCGCCGCAAAAAAAGAACCATATGTTTCGGCATTAACTGGCGGAATAGCCCCCACAGAGGAGGCATATGCAAAAACCATAAAAGATATTGGTGAACGAGAGACTGAGCCTAAAGAGCCTAAATATACGCACGATGACCAAATGAAGTTTAAAGAGCATATCAGGTATATGCTCAACGCCCCAAGGTCTGATGTTTATGAGAAGATGAAAGATAAATATGGAGTAGATATTGCCACAGAAGAATTTGACATTGAGGGTAGAGAAAAAGGGAAAGAAAAGACAGACTGGTCTAAGGTTTTAGGAAAGATGACGAGAATTTCAATGGCGGAAGATGAGGCTCGTGAAAAAGAGGCAATTAGTCGTAGAGAAACGATAAGTGGGTATCGGGAAGAGGGCTTGGTGCGAGATCCTCTGGGTGGAGAATGGGTCGATCCATACGAGTATTATACACCAGAAGCCCGTGCGTCAATGAGTGGAAGTACAAAAGCACATCAATTTTTTGGACAAGAACACGGCTGGACAATGCCAACAGGCGGCGGACACCAAGACGGGGGCTATATCAATGGATATCAAAACGGAGGAGAGGTTATGAATTATCAAGATGGCGGACAGGTAAAAGATGTTTTGTCCATATTCGGAGAAAAGTCTAAGAGTGGCGACGAAATGAAGAAATTAATGGCAATGGCTGCAATGCAAGAAATGCAACGGGCACAACAGGTTCAACAGGCAATCGGTATGCAAGGAGGCGGATACGCTGACGAATACCAGCAAGGTGGAGCCGTAGAGCCCCCAATGTCTGGACCAGAGAGCGGACCGCAGGAAGCGCCACTTCCAGGAGGAGACCAGACATACCATCAACCAGCGATGGAACAGTTAGATATGGATCAGTATGAATATGCATCTTATGTAGAGCATGGACCAGATATGTACAAATGGATGGCTCCAAAATATAAGTCAAAACAGCAATGGGCACCTTATGACGCTATGGTAGACGCTGGGATAATTGACCCATATGAAATTGGCAAAGACGAAATAAGTGTTGTTACAAAAGATCAGATTGAAGCCCTGAGCAATCAGGCTAAAGAATCAATGAGAGTATAATTATATGGAAATGGACCCAAGAGCCGAGCATAATCAGGACTTATATCGTCGCTGGCGTGATGCCAGAGCCGATTGGGATAGTGAAGCTCGTAAAGATATTGATTTTTATCTTGGGAACCACTTTACCGCTAGCGAATCAGATGAATTAAAAAGCAGGAATCAGGCAGATGTCCCGATGGACAGAATCTCTCCTGCTGTTGAGAAACTAAAGGCTACACTAACATCTAGACCGCCTACCTTCACTATCACCCCGAGGGAAGACTCTGATGTTCAAATATCCAGTATTTGGAGGACTATACTTGGATTTATATGGGATATTTCTATTGGAGACGCTCAAATGAAGCAGGCAATACACGACTATGCCATCTCTGGACTGGGATATCTTTATGTGTATGTTGATACCGAAGCAGATTTCGGGAGGGGCGATGTCAAGTTTACCAATGTTAATCCATTCAGGGTATATGTTCCGCCATCTTCGAGAGATCGTTGGTTTGCGGACGCCGAGAGCATCATATTGTCTACGATATTAACAGGCGAGCAAGTTGTCGCCCTCTATCCCGAACTTGGGGTAGATGAAGACCCAGAAACTGGTAAAGAGATAAAACCATTGATTGATAGCCTGTCGGCATATAGAGAAGAAGACTATCCGACGGCAAGAAACAAAAATTCAATGCAGGTATTTACTCCGTCCGAAACTCAATATTTAGATCAGTTTGAATTTAGAAAGTACCAGATTTTAGAAAGATATTATAAGACCAAGGTTCCTTTTTACAGGGTACTTGATACCTCTACTGGTCAGGAGTATATCTTTAACGATGCTGATTTCCAGAGGTATATGGAAGAAAGCGCTGATTTGATTGAAAACGGCGTTGTCCAAATTGTAGAGGTACCCCAAAACAGGGTTAAGGTATGTGCTACTATAGGCGAGATTGTTTTATATGAGTCTGTGTTAAATACAGATATTTATCCAATAATCCCATTGCCTAATGTATGGACGGAAAGCCCGTATCCAAAATCGGATGTGTCTAGAGCGAGACCTATGCAAAGGTTATTAAACAAGGTCTGGTCGCTTGCCATATCTCACGCACAGGCGTCCGCAGGGTTAAAACTGCTTGTACCTTTAGGAAGCGTAGAAGATTTAAACCAACTTGAAAAGGACTGGGCTAACCCAAATGCGGTTATTGAGGTTGATTCATCTCAAGGAGAACCACACTTTCCAGCTCCACAACCATTAGCTGGTGAGTTCTATAAACTTATCCAGCAGTGTGAGTTTTACATAGACTTCATTTTTGGATTACCAGAAATGATGCACGGGTTTGCTGAAAAAGCCCCAGAGACGGTGAGGGGAACAGAAAGAATGATGGCTCTAGGTCAGGAAAGACCAAAATCCAAGTTAAGAGACATTGAGTTCAGCATAAACAAACTTGGTAAAGTTTTATATAATTACGCAAAAGGGCATTACACATTTCAGAAAATGTTTAGGATTGCCCAGCCAAATAATAATTTAAAGGAAGCGACTGTCAATCTATATGACGACAAAACAGAGCCAATATTAGATATTGCCAAAGATCGTTATAAGCTTGATCAGCACGATATAAGAATTGAACCTGGCTCTACATTACCAACGAGCAAGTGGGCGGAACTAAGTGTATACTTAGAAGCCTATCAGTTGGGTATTGTAGACAGAGTAGAAGTGCTTAAGAAGAATCCAGAGATCTTCGACAAGGAAGGAATCTTATCTAGAATGGATGAAAAACAGCAATTAGTACAACAAGTACAAGGTCTTCAAGGCCAGGTGAAAAATTTGCAAGGGGACTTGCAAACTGCCCGAAGGGAATCTGTAAGCGATAGAAAGCGTGTCGAAGTTGAAAAACTGAAAACAAGGCTTTCCGAAATAGCTTCAGATGCCAAAGCGGATAGAAGGGTTGAATCCAACAAAATGCAAAACAAGGTAAAGCTCGAAGCAGAGAGATTGAGGCGTGAAGCAGATCGCCTCGGTCAAGCTCTAAAAGCCTAGAGATATCTTAGAAGGAGTTTAAGACGAATGTCAAACGAATCCGAGTTAATCAAAAACACTGTCGCCGAACAGGACACATCATTAGAACAGGAGTCCTATCAGGAATCAGCCGCTCAACAAGCGGGGGTTGCTGAAATGGTGCCTGAACTAGGACCAGACTGGGAAGGGGAAACAAGAAAGTTTCAATCAATGTACGATAGATCTCAATCAGAGGTTGATCGACTGAAAAAATTGGAGCCTATTGGAGACCTTCTTGAAAGTCGTCCAGATTTAGTTCAGGTATTGCAAGATAAAATTGCAAATCCTAATGGTGGATCAGAGCAAACAGCTCAACTGGACGAGAACGACTTTAACCCTTGGGATGCGTATTACAAGCCAGATTCGCCGTCGTATAAGCACCGAGTTACGAAAGAGCAGGAGACCGTTGGGTCTGCTGTGAAGCAAATTCGGAGTGAGTTCGCACAGCGTGAGGCCGATACGCAACAACGACAATTCCTAAACGCTACCGTTAATGAGCTACGATCTAAACACAGTATGAGCGACAATCAAGTTTCTCAGTTTTTAGAATGGTCGGCGCAGCCAAAAGAGGCGGTGGGGTTAGGAAACCTCGTAAAATTATGGAAAGATGTCCATGGGGCTCCAGTTCGGGGGCAAACATCAATTGATGCTGTGAAGGCAGTGCAACAGATACCGCAGTCAGCGGGAGTGTTGCAAGGTCAGCCAGCTCAAGTCGTCACTGATGACGATAAAGTGTTTGACCGTGTTCTGTCAGCATCTAGACAAGGCAGACTTCCATAATATAAGAGGTTATTTTCCAAATTAAGGAGACATAATGGCTTACAAAATAGGTACAATGCTTTCGAGCAATGTAACTGAAGCAGCAACCTCCGCTGGTGTGGGACAGGCGCCTGATCAAAGACGATTATACGATTTCTCTGATCGGGTTGCAGAACTATCACCTGAAGAATCACCATTTTTTGTATACCTTTCTAAGGTAGCAAAAGCAGCTACGGACGATCCAATTTTCCGCTTTCTAGAAAACCGCTCAAAGGTTGACTGGTCAAGCAGGAACTTTAGTCTTGGTGCTGCTGTGAATGGCGGTTCTGCGGTTAGTGCTGGAACAGCTTACGCTTTTGTTGTTGATGACGGTTCAGCTAGTATTGACTGGCTGATAAAAGGAATGGTCTTTTCAGTAAATACTGTAGATTCAACCGCAGGTTGGGCACAGACACTCGTAAGAGTTGACAGTGCCGTTACCGACGCTGGGGCAACATCTACATTTACTGGGAGAATCATAGATGTATCAAACACAAATGTAAGCGGGTACAATGTTCTTGCTGATGATGATCCCTGCCAAGTAATTGGTACGGCATTCGCAGAAGGAACTGGATCACCAGACGCCTGGGCTAACGAAATCGAAGACGACTTTGGGTACACCCAAATCTTCAAGACTAGCGCTGAAATGTCGAATACATCTATCGCAACCCGCTATCGTGGATACGCTAGCGAATGGGATAGAATTTGGGCTCTTAAGCTTCGTGAACATAAAGTAGATATTGAGCGTGCAATGCTGTTTGGTCAGCGTGCACGGGTATCTAGCATCCAGTATACTGAAGGTATTGTGGGACACATTGTAAAAAATGCGAACCCAGTCGCTGATGATTCAGCACTTTCGTATTCATCTGGTGCACCCTACTATCGTTCATCGACAGCAGCCGAGCTCACATACGACAGATTCTTAGGCGATCTTGAAGTAATCTTCGATCCAGCTCGTGGCGGTTCCGCCGAGAAATTGGTTCTCGCAAGTCTTCC